GACAGGTAATGTGACCGGCAACGTCACTGGTAACGCAGACACCGCAACAGCGTGGGCTACTGCTCGCACTATCTCTCTGACAGGGACTATTACCGGAAGCACTAGCATTGATGGCTCGGGTGATGTCTCGATTGCAACATCAGGCGGCATAACCAACGATCAGATAATAGACCTAGTTTATCCGGTAGGTTGCCTGTATGAAACAACAGTCACGCAGAATCCGGCTACTACGTTTGGTCGCGGTACTTGGGAAAGGTTTGGTAATGGTCAAGTAACGGTTGGCCAAGATCAAACGCAATCTGAGTTTAACACCAATGGTGAAACAGGCGGCTCTAAAACGCACACCCTTACTGTCAACGAGATGCCAGAGCACCGACACATTACGCTGCATGGTGGCTCTTCTAGCAGCTCCCGCCCTTCAGGATGGACTGCTGTACAGAACAATATAGGGCCGGGAACTTTTGGTGGCGGTACGGACGATGATGGCTGGAGTACATCCTACAGTCAATACGAGGGTGACGATGCCGCCCACAATAACCTACAGCCATATGTCGTTGTTTATCGCTGGAAAAGGACTGCATAATGGCCGACACTACTACTCCCGTATATAGCTTTGTACTGCCCGAAATAGACGGTTCTGATGGAACATGGGGTACTAAGCTCAATGCTAACTTAACGGCCTTAGACGGGCTTTTAAGCGGCTCTGCGAACCTCCAGAATGCCTCCTTCACAGGGACTGCTAGTTTCGGCGGGTCTACTGGTACAGCAGGGCAGGTTTTAAAGTCTCAGGGTGCAGGTGCCAACGCTATCTGGACCGATGATTCTAATACGACTTACACTGCTGGATCTGGGCTCAGCCTGACAGGGACAGAGTTCGCCAACACGGCACCGGACCAGACTGTGGTTATGAATGCAGGCTCTGGCATTAGCGTGTCTGGGACATACCCTACGTTTACGGTGACTAACTCGTCACCTGACCAGACTGTTGGGTTGACCGGGACGGGCGGCACCACGATTAGTGGCACCTATCCCAACTTTACGATCAACAGCACAGATAACAATACCACCTACACCGCTGGCACTGGCCTGACGCTAACGTCTACGGAGTTTAGCGTTACAGACAATGGCATTGGCGCACTACAATTAAATGTATCTGGTAATGGTACTAACGGACAGGTGCTTGCATCTGACGGGGATGGGTCATTTTCATGGACATCTGCCGGGACGGGCGGCAATGAAACCCTAGCCCAGACCCTAGCACTTGGCGCGGTAACGGGCGGTACAGACATTTCTGTATCGAGTGGCGATAACATTGTCATGGCTGCTAACTCTACTGTTGATGGCCGCGATGTATCAGTCGATGGAGCCAAGTTAGACCTAATCAATCAGGGCGTGGCTACTACTGACAGCCCTACATTTGCCGCTATCAATGTGAATGGATTGGTGACCAGCGATGACTTCCAGATTGATTTAGGCACAACTACCGCAGCGGCTGAGATAACCACCCCCTCAAGCATTTCTGGGTTTCAAGCGTTGCGTGTTAGAAACACACATACAGATGGAACTTTGGCTTTTGGCACTACGCTAGGCCAAGCCAAAATACAAGCATACGGAGCTAATGGTACTGCTGACCCTTTAAACATTGACGTAGGGTCAATAACCGCTATTGGTATAGATGCTACTGGACAGGTGGGCATAGGGACTACATCGCCTAGTGCGCCTTTGCATGTTAAATCGTCAGGGGAGTTAGCTCGTTTAGAGACTACATCTTCTGGAGGCAATAACTATGTAACCTTTTATAAGCCTAGTGATGCAAGAAAAGGCTTTATAGGCTATGGCGGTGGTGCTTCTGATGATCAACTTTATATAAATAACGATGAAAACGCAGATATTGTTTTTAGACCTAATAACTCAGAAGCCATGCGCATCGAAGCCTCTGGCAAAGTAGGCATAGGGACTTCAGCGCCAGAGTATAATTTAGATGTTACTGCTGATGATAATGTAACAACAACAACTGCTCTTTCTGTTCAAAACTCATCAAGAAATTATGGGCTTGGGCTTGGCGCATATACCTTAACCAATAGAAATATTGGTGGCAGTGCAACCACTGTTGATTATACGTTTGATATTGGCCGCCATGCTATCTTTAAAACAAATAACGCAGAACGTGTGCGCATAGACTCCTCTGGAAACCTGTTGGTAGGCACAACTACCGCACCCACAGCACTGGGCACATCTACAGACAGCAGCGATACTGGTGTTGGCATGTCTGGTGGTGGCCGCCTCTCTGTTGCCAATAGCAACTCGTACCCTTTAGCGTTGAACCGCTACTCATCTGAAGGCTCACTAATACAGCTTAATGAGGCTGGTGTTACCCGTGGCTCTATAGGTATCAAAGGCAATGAGCCGTTTATGGTTGATACTGTTGGTGGTTTGCGGATGTCAGGCAGCGGCACTGCGAACATCTTACCTGTTAATAGCGTGGGTAATGGTACTAATCAGGTAATGGATCTAGGAACATCTACTCTATCTTTTGATACTGTATTTGCTGATGACTTTACAAATACTTCTGACAGAAACTATAAACAAGACATTGAAGAATTGTCAGAGGCTGAGTTGCGTGTTGCTACAGCGTGTAAGGGGTTAATGAAAAAGTATCGAATGAAACATGCTGTTGTGAAGAAAGGTGACGATGCCCGTATCCATGTGGGTATTATTGCCCAAGACTTAAGAGATGCGTTTACCGCTGAAGGTTTAGATGCTGGTCGCTATGGTATGTTTGTGTCGGAGACTGTATGGGAGGACTTTGTTGAGGTTCCAGCAGTAGAGGCAGTTGATGCTGTGTACGAAACGCAGACAGATGAAGAAGGCAACGAAACTCAGGTGCTAATTTCAGAAGCTATCGAGGCAGCAGATGCATACACTGATGTAAACCATTACTGGACAGAAGAAGAAGCTCCAGATACAGCAGTAGCAAGGACTAAAATGGGTGTCCGTTACAGCCAGCTATTCTCCTTTATTATCGCAGCATTATAGGTAGGTAAGATGATTGATCCCGTCACAGCAATGTCGGTAGCCGTTAACGCGTTTGGTACGATCAAGCGCATGGTTGCTGCTGGCAAAGAAGTAGAAGATACCCTGTCACAGATAGGGCGATTCTATGGTGCTGTGTCTGACCTGTCAGAGCATAGGCGACAGGCTGATAACCCTCCCCTGTTCAAGAAGATAATTGCCGCTAAGTCTGTCAATGAAGAGGCTATGGAGACATACGCCCGAACCAAGCGTACTCAGCAGATGGAACGTGAATTGAGGGAGCTTTTGATGTTTCAGTTTGGCCCTCAAGGTTATCAGGAGCTCGTGGATCTCCGCAGGTCTATTGCTGCCCAGAGGGAAAAAACGATTTACCTGCAAGAACGCAAGCGCAAGGCGTTATTCTGGAATAGCGTTCAGATTACTGGGATAGCTGTGCTTGGCTATGCTGTTTACTTTGTATTTGCACTAATATTAGGAGCCATGAATGGCAACGGTTAAGGAAGCGTTAATTCGCTTAGAAGGACACGAGAAAGAATGCGCGATCAGATACCAGAACATCGAGAAGCGGCTGGATGATGGCTCTGAGCGATTCAAGAAAAGCGAAATGATGCTGTGGGGAATTTATCCTTTAATCATTGGGTTATTTTTAATCGAGAAAGGCATACTGTAATGCTAAAGCTATTGATTGGACCTATTGCAGATCTTGCTGGCGGCTTTTTAAAGAACAAGGCAGAGCAATCTAAGGCCAAGCACGAAGCTAAGATGAACGTCATCCAGAATGATGCTGACTGGGAGGCCAAGATGGCTGATGCTTCTGGCAATAGCTGGAAGGACGAGTTTTGGACTATTGTATTAGCAGTGCCCATCTTCATGGTTGGGTATGCCATAGTGGTAGATGATATGTCGGTAATACATAGAGTTGAGCAAGCGTTTGCCGCACTGAATGATTTGCCAGAATGGTATCAGTATCTTTTGTTTGTAGCGATTAGTGCCAGTTTTGGCATCAAGGGCGCAAGCAAACTAATGAATATGAGGAAGTAAGAATGCCGCTTATTAGCCTAAAGATCCCGGCAGGCGTTTATCGTCACGGCACTGACCTAGAGTCTGCCAATCGCTGGCGTGATGCTAACTTCATTCGCTGGGAAAATAACGCTATCCGTCCTATTGGTGGGTGGCAGAAACGACAGAACATTGTCAACAGCGCGAGCCCGACAGATATTACTCTGGGCGCTCCTGCGCGTGGTGCAACAGCGTGGATTGATAACAGCGCTAACCCTCACATTGCGGCAGGCACTTACAACAAGCTCTGGCACATATCCGGTGTGGGCGTAGCAACAGACATTACACCAGTGGGCTACACCATTGGCACCATTGACTCTGATCCAAACATTGGCTTTGGCGGATACTACTTTGGCCTTGGCTTATTTGGTGTGGAACGTCCCAGCAACAGCATTGGAGCAGAGGCTACAACGTGGTCCGTAGACAACTGGGGCGAGTACCTAGTGGCTTGCGCTAACAGTGACGGCAAGATCTACCAGTGGACACTAAACCCTTCCAATAAGGCTGCAGTGCTGTCTAACGCGCCCACCGGGAACAACGGAATTATTGTTACAGAGGACCGCTTCTTGTTTGCATTAGCTGCAGGAGGCAATCCCCGGAAGGTGCAGTGGTGTGACCGGGAGGATAATAACGACTGGACCCCTACAGCATTAAATCAGGCTGGTGACCTAGAGCTGCAGACCTCTGGAGAGATACAGCTAGGCATCAATACTCGCGGCAGGACGCTGATCCTGACCACCACAGACGCCCATGTGGCTGCATATAGCGGCCCTCCAGTGGTTTACGGTTTTGAGCGTGTAGGTACAGCCTGTGGAGCTATCTCCCGGCGTTGCGCTATTGCAATTGACGAGGGAGCCTTCTGGATGGGCTACAACGGGTTTTTCGCCTACAACGGCTCTGCAGTTGTCGAGATGCCCTGTGATGTGCATGACTATGTATTTAAGGACATAAACAAGGCGGAGCAGTCTAAGGTAACCTGTGTCGATAACAGCCAGTTTAATGAGCTTTGGTGGTTCTATCCCAGCGGCGGGTCAAACGAAAATGACCGTTATGTGATCTACGATTACAAAGAAAAGCACTGGAACATAGGTACGCTATCCCGTACTGCTGCAATTGATATTGGCGTGTTTACTAACCCTATCTGGTTTGCCCCAAACGGTGACGTTTACAATCAAGAAGTCAATTATGACCATGACTCTACTTTGCCGTTTGTTGAGAGTGGACCAGTCTCTATTGGCAATGGCGAGCAGATAATGAAGGTAAACGAGATTATCCCGGATGAAAGCAATCTGGGTGACATTACGCTGACTTTTAAAACCAGATTCTATCCAACCTCGGAGGAGTTTAGCTATGGTCCGTTTACCATGTTAAATCCAACAGGGGTCAGGTTCCAAGGTAGGCAGGTCAGGATGCGGATTACTGGCGTGGAGCTCAACGACTGGAAAGCCGGAACCATGCGAATCAATGTCACCCCCGGTGGAGAAAGATGAGTCTATCTGAAAGACCACCCGCAGCGGGTAGGACTGAGTATCGACGATGGGCTGAGAGGCTTAATGACTTCTTGGTGCGCACAAAGTCAAAGCTGGCGTTTTATGTGGCTGGTGATTCTGCAGACGAGGACGGTGTGCTGCTCTGGGACAGGACAGGTTACCCGGTAATATCAAAAGACAATCAGTGGCGCCAAATTGTCTTAGCTGACGGGTATGGAGAGATAGCCTGCACTACTAGCCAAGTTGCTACCGCTGCCAACACTGCGTACCAGATACCATTTAACTCCAGCACCACCAATGGAGGCATCTCTGTTAACGCATCCGATAACACCCGGATAGACTTTGTTGAGGCTGGGGTTTATAGCATTACCG